GTTATTTACATAGTATTGACTACCTGTAGCTGAATACTTTATTACTTGTATATTTTGATATCTATAGTTCATTATCCTCCTATATTAAAATTAGTCTGTCTTTCAAATTGAGAAGCAAGTGGATTTTGTGTTATTCGTTGAGTGTTAAAATTTAAAGGTCTTGATGCTACAAATCTAGATGTGCTATTTATAACTTCACCTGGAGCTATAAAACTTTCTTGCGCATTTGTTTTATTTCCTACATTAGCTATTAAAGCAGGAATATTAGTAGATATTGTAGTTGTTTCTTGATTAATATTTGTTACATCGGTTGCTGTTGTTTCTATTAATTTATTAATAGCAGATCTTCTAGGAAGTATGTCCATAATAGGTTTAAATGAAACAGCTACGTCTAATACCTGTGGTAATTGAGCAATATCTCCTAATTGACTTTTTTCAAGATTAATTTCCCAAGGATAGTTATTATCAACAGTAACATTAACGCTCTCTAAAAATCCAGGTACACGATAAAGATAATCTCCTATTGTCATCCTAATTACAGGAGCTCTCATAATGCCTTGCTTAGGACTATAATCAGGATATACCTGACTAATTAATGAGTTAACTTTATTGTATAAAGGTCTTAATTCATCTCTAGATCCTGCTGCTACTCTGAATGAAAACCCTATTGTTCTGTCAAAGCCTTGATACGTATAGAAGTTTTCACCTCTACCTTGGTATTTGAATGCATTTAATTGAGCTGAGTTACTATCAGTTATTCCAGCTGTTAAAAAAGCTCTAAAGAATAACGCCATTGAAAAAGAAGGATCATCATTAGATATAGCCTCAAATACAAATTTAATAAGATCTTGTGTATCTTCTTTAGTATTTGTAACTTCCCAAGGTGCTTGATCATTTCTAAATAAGAAAGGAAACAATAGATTCATTCTGTCTTTTTTATTGACATAGAATTTATAGTCTATAGTGTCTTGTTTTATCCAATTGTTTGGTGGATCGTACTGTCCCAATTGTGTTCTAAAGTCTTGTAGTTCTGGAACAGGTCTATTGATATTTGACTTCTGAGCTAGCAATTGATCATAGTTCATTGCTGTAGAAGATCTAAGCTTTGTTGTATCAACTACTCTTGGTATAGTTGTTGTACCTATACCATAAACAGAACTAGGTCCACCAAGATACTGGAAGATCATATTTCTGTTAAGTGATATGCCTAAAGTATTAATTAGATTAATATCTGGCACATTTGCTGAGTTAACAAAAGGATCTCCTGTTGTCATCTTCAACGCAGCTAAATTCAAAAGCCTATTGCTAGCTTTCTGGTTTGATACGTTTTGCTTGTTTACTATATCATAGTAGAACTTTTGATAAGGATCGAAAGGTACAAGACCATGCCTAATAGCGTGAAATCCTGTTCCAGATACTCCTACTTGAGATAGCGTATTTTGACCTAAATTATATACTCTAGTATTCTCTAACAATCCAGGATAAGGAATACCTTGAGGAATACCAAATAAAGTATTGCCTGTTTCAATCTTAGGGTTAGATAATTGTAAACCTACTTGCTTTTGAATAAAAGCTGTCCCTCTAGGTTTGTCTTCAAAAAACTTCTTGATTCTAGACCTGTCTATTTTACTAGACACAGTAAATGATTGATTGCCTAAGTTAAACTCTAGCTGACCTCCTCTAATAGGAAAGTCTAATCCTCCGGTTGAACCTGGTCTATATATAGGTTGAACTGTGCCAGTTGCATTAGGAGTGTCTGGCATTATAGTTTGAATATAAGGAAGGCCAGACGAACCATATCCTGGTCTATCGTTACCGAACCTTAAGTTCTTTAGATTTGATTGTAAGTCTATTAGAGGCATCTAGTTATTATTTACCGGTCTGTAAGTCAAAATTACCTTCTTTTTCATAACGAGCCGTTGCATCTCTCTTAGTGTCAGATACATACGTAGTCACATTTAGGTTTACAACCTCTTTTGAAGAACCTCTTCTCATACTCATATTGTCTTCTACATTAGTAGCAGTACTAGTTGCTGTTACATCTCGTCTAGCTGTTTGATCAGAAACAGAAATGCCTCCCATATCACCACCTAACGATCTAATTTGAGCACCCATATTCTCAGCACCTGATTTTATACTATCTATAAAACTATCTGGTATTTGTCCAAATGCAACATAGTCTAAACCTTCTAATATGTAGTAAGCTGCTTTACCAATAAATTCTACTGCGCCTGCAAAAAAGTCTCTAACTCCTGATATAATTTTTTTTATATTTTCTGGTTTAGACAAGTATTCCATGAAGCCCTCTATCTTGTCTATTATACCACTTTTCTCAACAAAGTCTGCTATTGATTGTTTTATTTTTTCCATAAAACCGCCAATCTTTTCTTGTAAAGATGCGTTAGTTAAGTTTTGATATGCTTCTTCTCCTGTAAGTCTAACAATATCTTCTTTACTTTTACCTTGCGCTTTTAATGCTTGTACTTTAGCTTGAGCATCTTTAAGATCTCTGGCTCCTAACTTACTCAGCAACTCTTGCTGCTTTAACATTTCACCCATTTGATCTCTAGACATACCAAATGCAGAAGCTAGAGACTCTGCTGATATACGCTTTAACTTCAAGAAGTCATTAGCAGAACCAACTTGTTTTGTTATTTCTCCAGCCGCAGTAGCAAGATCGTTATTCAAGAAAGCTTCACGAGCCTTAGTTAAATTAATATCTTTTCCTGTTAATAATTGAGCTTCAAATTCTTTTGATATAGAAGATTCAAAGTCTAAAAAAGAATCGGCTAAAGAGTCTAACTGTTTTAACTCCATACCCATCGATTTAACAGTAACTAACGACTTAGTTAGTTGCGCTGGGTATTTTGAGAATGATAAACCTAAATAGCCACCTAAATTAGATGCTTCTTTAAGAATCTTTTGATAACTAAAACTAATTCCTGTTGCTTGCTTTAAACCGGCGACTTGTGATAAAACAGATTTAGTTATTCCTTCTGAAGATTTACCTGTTAAAGTTGATGCTTCAACTATACTTTTTCTTGTTTCTAAGTCAAGCCCAGCAATATCTCTTAATTTGATATTAGTAGCTAACTGTTCATTAGTAAGTCTGTTTGTTACATCTAAAGCGCTAACTAATTCTATCTGAGACTCAGCCATCTTTTGGCTATTAATGAATAAGTCTCCAGAAGAAATACTAAGACTAGCAAACTCCATTTTAATTTTACGAGCTTCACCTGTAGAAAGGTTCATAGCTCTTGCAAACTTAACAGTTTGATCTTGTATTCCTACTATGTAATCAAAAACAGATTTTAAACCACTAATAACTCCTGCTATAGCTGCACCTGCTATAGGTATTGCTGTTAAAGGATCTGTTATAGCCTCTTTTAAACTAGCACCAACTGCTTTACCTAATGTGCCTAATTTATCTAAGAATGTAAGTTTTTTACCCTCTTCATTTAAATCTCTGGCTCTTTCAACCATTTCACCAAAGAATTTTTGGCCTAATCCTAATTTACTTGCAACTAAACCTAAAGCTTTTCCAGAAAATCCTATGCTTTTATTTATTTCGTTTTCTACATTTAGTTCTTCTTGTAGTAAACCTACAGTTTCCTGAGCTATTTTATTTGACTCTATTGCTGCAGCGTATCTTCTTTCATCTATATTAAGAGACGATTCTTGTTGAGATATTGTATTATCTACACTAGCTAGTTGAGTACCTAACTGTCTAACAAGAGATTGGTTGTTCTGTAACTTAGCCCTTTGTATATCATCCTCAAGTTTTTTTCTATCTGTTATATTTTTTAGATAGTCATTAGCGTTTTGTTTTTCTTGGACGCTAAGATTCTTTTCTATGTCAACTATTTTCTTTGTAGTAAGTATATCTTTTTCTCTAGCCTTTTGAAGCTCTTTTTGTATATCTTTAGTGTTAATTGTTTCTTTATTAAGAGCTTTTACTTTAGAAATAGATACGTCTCTTAGATCATTAATTTTAGATAATAGATTAATAGACTTATTTAATTCAGTATTTGAATCTTGCTGGATTTTTCTAGACTGTCTGATAGACTCTTCTAAAGACCTACTTATATCTAATTCTTCTGCCATTGATCAAAAGGTTTCTTACAAATAAATATTACCGTTTGGTTTTTACCTTAGATACAAAGGTAGGATCTTCTGTCTTTTTAACAAAATCAGGTAGTTTAATCTTACTAGGATCAGTTTTTTCTGTTACTTTTTGCTGATTTTGATTACGCATTTCTTCAACCTTCTCAAGATATTCATTAATCTTCTTAAGGTTAAATCTACGTTTAGGAACATCCATGTTCCAAACTTCCGTGTAAGTAAAGCCACCTCCGCCGTGATAGGTTAACTCAAAAACCTCTGTCATGAATGCCGACCTATAGTCGGCTCCCGGGAAAAAAGAACTCAGCGCCCATTGGAAGGGCAGTTTGTATTTCAGTACTATCTTTTAGAGTAAACGATACTGTGGTATCAATATCTGGTGTTACTTCTGATATATACTTTCTAAGCTCAATTGAGTCTCTTGATAAAAGATATCCTTGATCGATGAAGTCACGAACAGTCTTTATAGAATAGTCGCCATTAACAGATGTTATTTGGTATTTAAGTCTGGTTGATAGCGTACCTGCATCTTGACCTACGACCTTTTTCATGCCTTTAATCTCTTCGTCTATCTTCTTGTCATCAGATACTGTTAAAATCTTGAACGTTACTTCATTTTTGGAATAAGGTAAAGTGAAGTTAAACTCATTCTTATTACCAAATTTAGACCAATCTAATTCTTTATATTTTAAGTCTTGTAGATCTATGTCAACCTTTTCTTCTTCTTCTGTATTAGGATTAGTATACTTAAATGAGTAGTCTTTACCATAAGCTAGAATCCTGGCCGCTATCAATAAGCCATTCCTGTCACCCAAAGTTAGGTCTTCGTAGTTAATAGGTGATTTAATTAGGCTCTTGAGCATCTTCTCAATGGCGAGGCCCTGGCGCAGCAGGTTAACATTTGTGAGAATGTCTTCCTCTTTTGCCGTCATATACTTCATTTCAACTTGACCGGATGATAGTGCATTTTCTTTTGCATATACAAGACCTTTACTTGGTAGGTCTATTAATTCTGTTGGTACTGTAAACTTTTGTTCTGACATAAACTATTCTTTTATATATAAATATATGAATAAATAATTTTGTAAAACAAAAAAAGCCCCTAGTAAAGGGGCCTTTTTAAAATATAATATTATTAGACTAGTAATTTAGGACTGCATAATCCATTCCAATAGACAAAGTCAATTCAGTAGGATCAGAAGTAGACCAGTCATATGTTCCAAAAGTAGCTTCTTTAATAAAAGCACCTTTGATAATCCACTCACTCACAATATCACCCACTGGACCTAAGATAGATAAGTTAAGATCCTTCTTGTAGAAGTCGGAATAACCATCACGTCCTGTTACTGATTCATGGTGAAGACGTACCCACTCAATCACAGCTTGTTGGCCAGAAGGAGAAATTGGGTTATAAAGACTCAAGCTCATATCTCTCCACTCAGCTTTACCTTTGATTTTACGGTAAACATTGATGTGGTCAAGTTTGATCTCATTTAAAGTTACACCTGGGGCATCTGCTTTCTTAATCATGTAAGAAGGGATACCGTCGATATACATCACAAATCTGTTTGATACTGTAGGTTCAAACGCCGTAAACATTATCTCATTTGGGTCGAGGACTGGCATTGTATGTTAAGTTTTATTCTACTTATAAATATCCGATAACAAATTTTATTTATTACATATTTCCAGACAATGCAGAACCTGCAGCATTAGCAAGTTTTTTCCTTACGGCTGCTTTTTCTTCTGGTGTTTTAGCTTTTTTCATATCTTTTATTGCTGCAGTTACAAGAGGAACTCCGACTCCTAAAATAGCAGCAACACCTCCTAAAAAGTTAGGATCCATTAAATTGCCAAGATCAACCTCTTCTACTTTATCCATACCTTCCATTTCATGGATTTTTTTGTCTAATGCGTCTTTAGCTTTTTTTAATTCGTCTAATGTACGAGTTTTCTTTTCCATATTTTCGTTTGTTTCTTCAATTGTTTCTTCAACTTTTTTCATTCCGTCTTTAGGAACTTTCATCTTTTTTTCTTTAACAAGCTCCATACCTGCACCAAGGTTGTGAGTGCTTTTTTTAGCTTCATTGATAGTCAATTGCTCTTTTACACTCTCATATAAGTGAGCTGGTACTTTAATTCTTAAAATAGTATTATCGTTCATCTTAGAGTTATTTTATTTTATTGACCAAATGATGTACCAGTTGGAAGAATGTTGAAGTCAAGTTGAATGAATTCCGCAGTCTTGGTTGGTTGCAAGTAAATTGTACCTACTAATTGGTTACGATCTACTACATCTGGTGTGTTATTAGTTTCGTCCATTACAACTTGGAAGGCATAAAGACCTTGACGTTGTTGTACAGACTCTAAATATGGGTTAACTTGGCTTAAGAACTTGTTACGAGTTACTTGAGTATTTGGCTCGAATACAATTTGCTCACCTAATTGACCAATATAAGATTTAAGAGCAATTAATAGACGGCGTACATTTACACGATCAAGTGCAGAAGGCTTCTGTTGAAGTGTTTTCTGACCATAGATAACTGTACCTACACCTGGGAAAGTAGCAATTGGGTTAACCTTTCCTTGATACAACAAGTTACGATCATTTACACCAATCTTTCTTTCTGGCTGAAGCACTGTGGAAAGTGAACCACGATTAAGACCTGCTGGAGCAAACCATTCTGCAGATACTTTATCATTATATTCGTAAACAGCTGGTACTAATGTAGAAGCAGGAACGAAGTTTAATTTGCCAGTCTCACGAGAGCGAATTTGTACCCATGGCCAATATGTTGCACCATATGAATTATCGTAAGATACAGCATTGCTGATTACGGTATTGATTTGAGAACCGTAACCAACCATGTCAATTACAGCGATATTATCACCACGACCTTGAGCAACAAGTAGAATGTCAGATACTTGAGTAGCTGCATTCTGGCTAGTCAAACCTGGAGCGTAGATAACATTAAAGTCATATGCGTCAGTGTTTTCAAGAAGGTTGATAGCAACACCATAATCACCTGGGTGTACACCTTGAATATTAGTTGATGGAGTACCTACTGTAGAAATAGTGCTTGGAATAGCTTCAAAGAAGTTTACCGGGGCTTTACCAAAGGAACCAAATATTGCTCCAGAAGCACCACCGAAAGAACCATTTATTGAACCTGAACCAAGAGCTGGCATAGAACCTGTATAAACATTCTGTGCAACACCTACTTGGTTAAAGTAACCTGGGGTTGGTTGAGCAACAGAAGATACGCGTACATACAAGCTATTATTTTGATAAGATCCACTAGTCTGTAAGTAGTAGTCTCCAGTAGAATCTTGGCGAACAGTTTGAACTTGATCACCAATTACATATCCAATATAGTTGTTCTGATTAGGATCTAATGAAAGATTAGACCATGATTCAAGAATAGTTTTGCTATTGTTATAGTCATCACCACGACGAATGTTAAGGCTGAATACACCTGAACCAGTATCTACACCAGTAACCTCCCAACGAACATTGGCAGATGAACCTGATGGAAGAGATCCATTAACACCGTTAGCATTACCTGCTACGTTGTTCATGATAGTACCAACAGATAGAGTATCTAATGTAAATGAAGCGTTTCCGTTAATACCAACAACAGAAGATGTAGCTGCGGTATAAGATCCAGAAGCAACTCTTGTTACAAGAAGTGATTGTCCACCTTGTTCAAAGTAGTTAAGGGCGGCAATAGAAGTTAGATATTCGTAGTTAGCACCACCAGATACGAATGCAGCACCAAAGATAGCTTTGTACTGCGAGTAAGATGTTACTAATGTAGGAATATTAACTGGACCAATTACTGTAGGACCTAAAACTGCAGCTCCGGCTGCAACTGGTCCTTGGGTTATTTGGGATAGATCGTTTTCATTCAAGAAAACTCCTGGGCTAAGAAGTGTTTCGGCCATTTATGTGATTTTTATCTAGTAATAAATATCAAAACTTTGTTCAAAACATTTTAGCTGAAATCTCCTGTTTCAATATTTATGGAGACGTTGCCATATTTATCTTTCAACTCTGACAATACTTTCTCTTCATCTACTTTTATTGCCTTAATTTTCTTCTTTTCCTCTTCTATCAATAATTCAATAGTAAGTTTTTGATAGCTAAGTTCTCCTAGAGTCGATGCAACCTCTAGAGCATCTTTTTTGATAAGCTGTATCTTTTGAAGCTCTGTATCTGTTAATTTACCCATAACAATAATCTATAATAAATATATAAACCCTTTTAAGAAAAAAAGCTCTCATTTAAGAGAGCCTTATATTAATAGTCAAACTATAATTAATTCTGTACTTCAATTAGCTTAAAGAAAATGTTATAAACACCTTCTGATTCTACTGAATCAAACTGTTCTAATTTAAAAGGCTTATATTCAACCTCTTTTTCTTCTTGGAGTAAAGCGTTAAAATCATTTTCAAACTCAACGTATTTAGG